AGATCCAAATGCTCATGCACGTATGGTAGCAGAAAGCATCAAAGGAACACATATTCCCGGTGTTAGTGATACTAGTGCAAGTGATATGGCCGCACTAGCAGGTGTAGGTACACCAACACAAAGACCACAACCTGCAAATCCAAATCCAAACAGTATGCATATTGCTACGCCAACAAGTGATCGTTGGGCAGAGTTTGATTCAAGACTAAGCAATATTGAAAACAAACTTAATTCTATTTTTGAAAGTATTCAAAAAATTACTGAAATATCTGACAGCGACTATAACGCTAAAAGAAAAGCAATTTTTGATTTAGAAATGAATCCAGCACTACAAGACAAAGAGACTAAAGACGCTATTAAAAAAAGAAAAGCACAATTAGAAAAAGAACGTAAAGAAACAACAAAAGAATCCTTAGAAAAAGGATTTGCTAGTTTTTTAAAAGAGTTGGAGGGTAAGTAAATGACTGATTGTAAATGTGAAAATTGTGGTTGCAACCACCATTGCGGTAAAGAGTGTGAAAAGTGTGCAAATGATGTCTGCACAACTTGTAAATGCGAACACTGCAAAGATGAGAATTAAAGAAGTAACAGATTATTTTTACGGGCTAGATCCCGCTCATATGTCCTATCGGCACAAAGTAGGCGACATATACGGTAAGAAAAATCTTAAAATACCTCACGCAAAATTGTACAAGTCCAAAAAAGTTACACCTAAAAAACTAAATAGTAGTAGTTAATAACAAAAGGGTTACTATGGCTTTTCTAGTACACAATCTACCACCTGTTGAAGTTTACGTTAAAAAAGAATATCTATACGATCATCAAAAAGGACACGGAGAACTTACTCCTGGTATGTGGATTAGTATTAGGAGCATACAAAGCAAAGCACTTTACTTTGAAACTTTACTAGTTGAATACGGTGCTCTATACGACAAACTTCCAATATCAGCATTTGTGTGGAAAGAAGATTACGACAAAGATAATCAACTTCCACTAGACACACTTCAGATATGGGACTGTTTTGATTACGACATCACAGTAATAAAAAAGCCTATGCTATGCGATTGTGAATTCTTTGGCAAGGATCGCAAAATGCACAAAGGTGAATATATGTTTACACTTGACACCTGTCACGCACAACATTCAACACTAGATATTAACTTTAGTGAACATGATCCAGAACATAAAACATTTAATATTATTAAATTAAACAACGGACAGTTTGCGGCACAACCAAATAACAGAGTTGTGTTTACAGATCAAAGTTTAATTCCAACAGAAAGAAAAACGCCAGACTTTAAAGTATGTACACAAAACTACACAGTTGAAAACAATCCTAAATGGAGTGTAGGACACACAGATGAATGGGCGTACAAGGACAAAGGCGAAGGCTTAAAAGATTGAGTAATATAGATGTCAAAGAGGCTTATAGACTATTTTGGCTAGTCAAAGGACATTTAAACACAACACATGAATGCATACTAGACAGTTATGATTCATATTTTAAAAGAGTATGGTACAATGAAGAGTCGTACATACACCAAGACGGATTTGAAGAAGCATGGCACAAGATAAAATTAAAATCAAAAGAACGATAGAATACAATGGTCCAAATAAAAGAGATCATTTCTTAGCAGACCTACTTAAAAGTTTTAATCCTACAGTAGGATGTGAAGTTGGAGTACGCAACGGAAGAACTACTTTTCACTTGCTAAATGCATTTGGTAATCTAAAAATGTATGCTATCGACTATGATATTAAATTGTTTTACAAAGATAATGTAATATTAAAATACGGACCTCGACTAAAAGCAATACAAGGTCACAGTCATCAAGTGCATGATCAAATTGAAGATGGTAGTCTAGATTTTGTTTTTATAGATGCCAGTCACGATTACAATAGTGTAAAAGGCGATATAGAATATTACACACCAAAACTTAAATCCAATGGTTGGCTTTGCGGACACGATATGGACTTTCCGGGTGTCAATCAAGCAGTAAATGAACTTCTACCAAACAATCATCATATTGGTCCAAATAATGTTTGGTTTACTTGTATAGACAAATCGGTGCCAATTCCGTTTAAAGTTCTTGACATTTAGCATAAATCTATATACAATATAAAAATATTAACAAAGGAGTATCGCATGAGTGATAGAACTTTTGGCGCAGAAGAAAAAGCCAAACTAGTCCAAATTGTAAACGAAGGTGTAACAGTATTAACCGAAGTACAAGATCTACAAGAAGGACTACGCGACACTGTGAAAGCAGTCGCAGAAGAACTAGACATTAAACCAGCACTAATTAATAAGGCAATTAAAATCGCACAAAAAGGCGAGTGGCATAAAGCAGTTGATGAATTTGAAGATTTAGAAAACATCATTGTTACTACAGGCAAGGACAAAGTTTAATTTTGCAAAAAGTAAAAGACTTTTGGATAAACTCTTACAAGAGTGATAAGATAGCATTTTCATTTGAACTTGTTAGTTTTATCTTTACTGTTGGAGCAAGTATGACTCTAGCATTTAACGCAAGAGATCCTAATATGCTTATTGTTTATCCTGGATTCTTTGTAGGAAGTGTAACACAAGTGTATGCAAGTTGGCGTAGAGGTGCCGCTTGGATCATGTTGTTAACCGGATACTTTGCATGTGTAAATGTATTTGGATTTGGTGTTGCGGCAGGTTGGTGGTAATGTTTATAGCACAAAAAGAAATACTTTGGCATTTAACTTGTACACAGTGTAAATTTTATTGGACCTATCCAACCATGGAACAAAAGTTTCATATTGATAGAGGCACATGGTGTTGTCCAAAATGCAAAGCAGAAGGCAGAGCAATTGAGCAAAAAATTGATTGATTTTTTTAGGCACAGAACATATAATAGTAAATAATGTTGAAGAAGGTCAGTCGGCCATAAACGACATAATTGGTATTTGCCAGCCGCAAGTGGCATGTATAGGAGAAAATATTGAGTTACGTAGACGCACTCTGGGATCGTGATAAAGACATTATTAAGGTTGTAGAGAGAAACAAAAAAGGCGAAAGAGAATTTCGCGAATTCCCCGCAAGGTATGTATTCTATTATGGCGATGCTAAAGGTAAACAAAAAAGTACTTTTGGCGACTCTGTAAGCCGTGTTGTTTGTAAAAGTTGGAAAGACTTTCTTAAAGAACAAAAGATTAACAAACACCGCGGACTATTCGAAGCAGATATTAATCCTGTATACAGACTGCTTGAAGAAAACTATTTAGGACAAGACGCACCAAATCTAAATGTTGCGTTTTTCGATATTGAGGTAGACTTTGATCCAGAACGTGGATACAGTTCACCAGAAGATCCTTTTACAGCAATTACAGCAATCACAGTACACTTACAATGGCTTGATAGCCTTATTACACTAGCACTTCCGCCTAAAACACTTACTATGGAACAGGCAAGAGAAGAATGTAAAGATTTCCCTAACACATATCTGTTTGAAACTGAAGCCGAAATGCTCGACACGTTTTTGGACTTAATTAAAGACGCAGATATTTTGTCAGGCTGGAACAGCGAAGGTTATGATATTCCATATACTGTAAACCGTATTACTCGTGTGCTTTCAAAAGAAGATACAAGACGTTTTTGTTTGTGGGATCAATATCCAAAGAAAAGAACATATGAAAAATATGGAAGAGAGCAGGAAACCTATGACCTAATAGGCAGACAGCATTTAGATAGTTTGGAATTGTATCGTAAATATACATATGAAGAACGACACACATATCGACTTGACGCTATTGGCGAAATGGAAGTTGGCGAAAAGAAAACTGTGTACGAAGGTACGCTCGATCAACTTTATAACAATGACTTCAGAACGTTCATCGAATACAACAGGCAAGACGTTGCACTGTTGGACAAGTTGGACAAAAAACTAAGGTTCATTGATTTAGCCAACGAACTTGCTCACGCAAATACAGTTTTGCTACCCACCACAATGGGTGCAGTAGCAGTTACAGAACAAGCAATTATCAACGAAGCACACAGACGTGGTTATGTAGTTCCTAACAGGGTACACAGAGAACCAGGTTCCGCACAAGCGGCAGGTGCATATGTTGCATATCCTAAAAAAGGACTACATGACTGGGTAGGATCAATGGACTTGAATTCACTGTATCCGAGTGTTATTCGTGCATTGAATATGGATCCGGCAACTGTTGTAGGACAACTACGTCAAAATCATACAGAAACTTATCTAGATGAACAAATGCATTTGAAAAAGAAATCATTTGCGGCGGCATGGGAAGGTAAGTTTGGCAGTCTCGAGTATGACTATGTAATGGAACAACGCAAAGATATAGAAATTATTATTGACTGGGAAGGCGGAGAAAGTGATACTCTAAGTGCCGCAGAAGTTTACAAACTGATTTTTGATAGCAATCAACCATGGATGTTGAGTGCTAATGGTACTATTTTTACAACTGAGTATGAAGGCATTATTCCTGGACTACTTAAACGTTGGTATGCTGAACGTAAAGAAATGCAGGGCAAAAAAACTGCCGCACAAGATGCAGGCAACAAAATCGAAACTGCTTTCTGGGATAAACGACAACTTGTTAAAAAGATTAACTTGAACAGTTTGTATGGTGCTATTCTAAATCCAGGCTGTAGATTCTTTGATCATAGAATTGGTCAAAGTACAACACTAACAGGTCGTGCTATTGCAAAGCATATGAGTGCAAAAGTAAATGAAATTATTACAGGTGAATACGACCATGTAGGTAAAAGCATTATATATGGTGATACAGACTCTGTTTACTTTAGTGCATACACAAGCCTACGTGCTGAGATTGACAAAGGCGATATTCCATGGAATAAAGACAGTGTTGTACAACTGTATGATCAAATCTGCGAAGAAGCAAATACTACATTTCCTAAGTTTATGGGAGATGCTTTCCACTGTCCTAAGAGCAGAGGAGAAGTAATTGCGGCAGGTAGAGAAGTTGTAGGCGAAAAAGGTTTGTATATCACTAAGAAAAGATACGCAGTGCTTATCTATGACTTAGAAGGTTTTAGAACAGACGTAGACGGCAAACCAGGTAAAGTAAAAGCAATGGGTCTTGATCTTAAACGTTCTGATACTCCTGTGTTTATGCAGGACTTTTTAAGTGAAGTACTGTTGGCTGTACTAACAGGTGCTAAAGAAGAACAAGTACTTGACATGATTACAGACTTTAGAACAAAATTCAAAGCACGACCAGGTTGGGAAAAAGGTTCACCCAAACGTGCAAACAATATTACAGACTATCTTGCTAAACTGAGAAAGCAAGGCAAAGTGAATATGCCAGGTCATGTAAGGGCAAGTATTAACTGGAATACCCTTAAAGAAATGAATGGCGACAAATTTAGTATGAACATTGTAGACGGTATGAAAGTTATTGTTTGCAAACTAAAGAACAATCCAATGGGTTATACTTCGGTTGCTTACCCAACGGATGAACTAAGACTGCCAAAGTGGTTCCAAGAACTTCCTTTTGAAGATGACGAAATGGAGTCAACTATCATTGATAAGAAATTGGATAACTTGATTGGCGTTCTAGATTGGGATATAAAATCAACCGAACAGAAGAATACATTCAATAATTTATTTGACTTTGAATGATTTTCTAAATATAATAGTATATAAGGAACGGAGAAAACTATGAAAGACATATTGCAAGACATTGTAGCACATACACACGCCCTTGGCTTTCTTAACATTGTTAAGGTAAATGGTGATGATGCACAAACAGGAATCGACAGCATGGCAGAGGATCGCTCTGTAATCATGCAGGCAAATACAAAGAACGCCCAAGTAGAAATGAAGGGTACATTTGGTATGCCTAACCTAAATAAACTAGACATTCATTTAAAGTGTCCAGAATACAAAGATGGTGCAACTATTGATGTTGTAAGACAAGATAGAAATGGTGTACAGATTCCAACAGGTATTCACTTTGAAAACGCAACAGGCGACTTTAAAAACGACTATCGTTTTATGAACGCAGAGATTATTAATGAAAAACTTAAGACTGTTAAGTTCAAAGGTGCTAACTGGGATGTCGAAGTATCGCCTACTATGGCAAGTGTACAGCGTTTTAAAATGCAGGCAACTGCAAACGCAGAAGAAACTGTGTTCACTGTACTAACAGACGGTAGTGATATCAAGTTTAAATTTGGTGATGCAAGCACACACGCAGGTGAGTTTGTATTTGCAACAGGTGTAACTGGTAGCCTTAAAAATGAATGGGCATGGCCTGTACAGCAGACACTTGCTATTTTGAGTTTAGATGGCGACAAGGTAATGAAGTTTTCAGATCAAGGTGCTATGCAGATTCAAGTAGACAGTGGCTTAGCAACTTACGAATACATTTTACCAGCACAAAGCAAGTAAGGAGAATAAGTTGAATACGGACTTAACTAAAGAACAAAAGGAC